TAGTGGGTGATCATAGATTTTTAGATGGAGAAAAGGTCACATATATTGCTACAGGAAATCCGATTGGAATTGATACTGGTTTTCCAGGAACACCAGCTAATGTTAACGTAGGATTTAATACTGATTTATTATCTTCAGGAAGTAATTATTTTGTATCAAAAGTAGATAATAACTCCTTTAGACTAGCAATTACTAAAGATAGAGCTTTAGCTAAAACTAATTTAATTGAGTTTCTTGATAATGGAACTAGAAGTCATACTTTTAGATCAAATAAAAATAGACAGATTATTGATAGAATAGTGATTAAGGATGTTGGGTCATCATATTCCAATCATAAAGTTATAATAGATTCGCAAAAGTATCCTACTTCTGTTAAAGAAGATTTATTTAAAACATTTGTAGGTATAAACACGTACAATAATTACATATATGCAAAAAATCATAATTTTAGTGATGGGGATGTATTAGAATATGTTTGTGATGGAACTGTTATTTCTGGATTATCCGAATCTCTAGTTTATAAAGTAACAATTATTGATAATAATAAGTTTAAACTAAGCAATGCAGGAACAGCAACAACTATATCTAGTACTGATTATAATAGAAAGATATATGTTAATTTAAACAGTATTGGATCTGGAACTCACACATTTAAATATCCAGATATACAAGTTAAAATTGAAGGTAAAGTTTCTGTTGGAACTGCTAGTTTAATTCCAGATTATTATAAAGCATCTGCAAAAGCAATTATAAAAGGTGGATTAAAAAATATTTTTATCAAAAATGGTGGTGTAGGTTATGGAGTAACTGATATAGCAAATTATAGACGTACACCAAATGTAAAATTATTAACTGGTAAAGACGGTTTTATAGTACCTATAATTTCACAAGGAAAAATATCAGATATTGATATTTTAAATTCTGGATCAGAATACACTACACCTCCAGAATTAGAGGTTGTAGGTGTTGGTGGAACTTCTGGAACAATTGGTAATTTTGCTAAATTAGAATCAGTTGTGTCTAATGGTAAAATTACAGCTGTTAATATAATTTCAGGAGGAACTGGGTATGATGAAAATAATACAATCATAAAAGTAATACCTTCTGGATCTGAAGAAATTATTGGAACAAAAGTTCATGAATGGAAAATAAATTCAGTTGAAAGATATAATTATGCTTTGACCTTAGATAATTCTGAATTAATACAAATAAGATCAGTATCATTAACTAATAACAATAAAATATGTGCTTTTTATCCACCGAAAAAATATCGTCGTTTACTTAGAGATAATATATCTAATGAACCTTTTGTTGAATCAACTGAAAATCATTCCAAAATACTTGGATGGGCTTATGATGGTAATCCAATTTATGGGCCTGTAAGCACAAATAGTTCTGGAATAACCACATACATGGAATCAAGTTATGTTCTTAAATCAATTTCAGATACCAATTTAAGACCATCTGGTTATCAAGATGGTTATTTTGTACAAGATTACGTTTATGATGAAAGTGGTGATTTAGACGAACATAATGGAAAATTTGTTAAAAATTCAGATTTTCCTAATGGGACATATGCTTATTTTTCAACTATTGATAGTGTAACAAAAAATCCATCATTCCCTTATGTTACATTTTTGCATAGTAATGCCACAGATGAATTTAATTATGATGTAACTAAAATTCAATCAGATGAAGTTTTAAATACTGGTGAATATAAAAGAAATGTAACACATTTAGGATTGAATGATGTATTCAGAACATATCCTTTACTTCAAGATTCATTAAAATCAAAAGCTTTAATTAAAGTTGATGGTGTTGATTCATCAACACTAACAAAAGTTACTGTAATTGAGTCTGGAACAGGTTACAAAGTAAATGATAAATTAAATTTCAATGATCCAACCATAACTGCTAGTGTAGAACAAGTTATAGGAAAATCAATCATATCAATAGGAACTACGAATACTATAGTTGATAATTTAATATTTTCAATCATTGATAATAAAGTAACTGGTGTATCAACTGTGCCACATGGATTATCTGCAGGAGATGTAGTTGAGATATCTGGAATATCCTCAACAAATTATAAAAATATCGAGGGAATTAGAACTATAGATGTATCTACAGTGACATCTGGTTTATCAGAAAACATACCAAATCTTGCTACTAGTGGAATTACAACTTTTATTGCTTTTCTTGATCCTACGGCTAACAGAAAATTTAATATTAATGATATAGTTGAAATTGACTCTGAACAGTTTTTAGTTATAGATCATGATGACGTTAATAACAAATATAGACTGAGAAGAGGACACAATTCAACTACTCCTGCAACTCATAACACAGGAGCATTAGTTACTAGATTAGAAACAGAGTTTACATATGATATTTCCAAAAAAGTTGAAAATATAAACGTAGAGTTACCTAAGACACAATATTTTGAAGCAGCAAAATCAGTTGGTATTGGAAGCACCGTTACTAATGTTGTTGTTGGAAGAGTTGGAACTAATCCAGGTATAGGGACAATTTTTAAATCAATCCCACCAAGAGCAATATATCTACCAAATCACCCTTTCCAAAATGGTGATGAAGTATCATTAGTTTCAATTGGATCCACTATTATATTTTCTAGAGATGAAGATTTAACAGAAAATTTTGATTTAGCAGATTTTGATAGACTTTATTGTGTCAGATTAAGTAATTTATATGTTGGATTAGCTACTGAAAAAGTTGGATTTAGCACTAATCATGTATTTTTTAAACAAGTTGAAACTACAGCAGGAGATGATAACAAAATAGAACTTATTACAGATAATCTTTCTGGATCTTTGAAAAGAGTGAATGGAACTGTCACTGTTGCTACTGCTACAACTGTGGGGCAACAACACAATCTATCAGTAAATGATGAGTTTGAACTACACGTAACATCTAATAAAACTCAAACCTTTGACTTAAGGTATAATGAAAATATTAGAAAATTAGTTGTAAATCCTATAACATTTACGGACACTGCTATTGGTATAGGGAATACAGTATCAAAAATAACTCTTAATAATCATAATTTTAACACTGGTGATTTAATCGTTTATAATTCATCAGATCCAGCTGCTCCTTTAGTTGATAATGGAGTTTATTATGTTATTAAGGACTCTAGAGATACTATAAGATTAGCAGAAAATGAATATGATATTTTATCTTTTCCATACAATTACATTGGTATTGGTGAAACTGGTGCATCAAGTCATCAGATATCAAAAATTAATCCACAATTATCTTTCTACAAAAACAATACAATTGAATTTTTAACATATGACTCAAGTTTAAATAATTTTGATATTAAATTTTTTGTAGATAATAACTTTAAATCAAATTATAATAGTGATTTAATTACTAAAACTGATGATAAAATCACAATATCGGTTACAGATTCATTAGTGAAGGAATTTTATTACAAAGTTGAAGGTAAAGAATCAAATATAACTAAAACTTTATCTTTTGCTGTTGATGAAAGAGTTCCAAATTATTCACAAATAAAAGTTATTGATTCTAAATTCAATCAAGAATTTAAAGTAACGGGAATCGGAACTAACATATTCCAATTTAATCCAACTGGAGCTGGAATTGATACTAGTGTTTATACTTACGAAAATCCTAACAATCCTAGTCAAACAATTGTTACTGGAATCGCAGAAACTAGTTTATATGATTCTACAGGGATATCTAGTTTCTTTTATTCAACAAAATCAACTGATGAAGTTGGTGGAGTACATTCGGTAAATGTATTAAATAAAGGTTTTAGTGTAACTGATTTACCTATAATTACGTCAATCGGCACAAGTGAAGGTGAAAATGTTGTATTAACCGTAGAAACAGATAATATTGGAAGTGTTAATAAAACTCAAGTTTTTAATCAAGGTCTAGAATTTTCTCCAGATAACACATTAAAACCAAAAGCAGATAGTAATGTAATTTTAGAATTAAAAGACATATTTACTCTTGAAAATATTGGAATTGTTACTGGAGGAACTAATTATACAAGTCCCCCAAAAGTAATAGCGATTGGAAAACCAGACATAGTTGCACAAACTACTTTGAGTGGAACTTCAGTTAATAGCATTAAAATCTTAACCAATGATAGTGGTTTATCTGAAGATCTTAGAATTATTCCCACAATAAACTCAAACGGTGTTGTAGTAATTCAAGCATCAACTGATAGTAATAAAACAGTTACTCTAAATTTAAGAGCACCTAATCCAGAAACTGGTTCTGACAGTGGATTTTATAATCAGGGAGGAACATTCCCATTCGCAGTTGGTGATGAAATATTTGTTGAAAATATAAAAACAACAGATGGTAACGATGGATATAATTCTAGTGCTTATAATTATTCTTACTTCACTATTACTGGTATTAATACTACTAGTGGGGTAGAATCTATTAGTTATTCTCTAGTTGGACTTGGGAGCACTGGAGGAACATATCAACAAGAAAATAATTTTGGTAGGGTCATAAAAAGAAGTGAGTTAGCAGAATTTAAACCAATATTCAAAAAATCTACATTTGCTGAAAATGAAATGGTTGAAATTGTTGGTAAAAATATTACAGGAGTGGTTGCGGAAAATGGATGGGATCCTGTATCACAAACATTAAAAATATTTGATGTCACTGGAGATTTTTTAAAAGAAGATTCTATTATAGGAAAAATAACTAATAATAAAGGTACTGTAACTAATCAATTTAAATTTGATTTTGATTTAAATGTAGATGCAACAGCAAATAATATTAATAGTTGGAAAACTGACATAGGAAAATTAAATTTAGATATTCAAAGAATACATGACAATGATTACTATCAAAGATTTTCGTACTCAATTAAAGGTGAAGTTCCATTTACTATTTGGAAAGATGCAGTTGATAGTTTAGATCATGTAGCTGGATTTAAAAATTTCTGTAATTTAGGAATTGGATCTACCGCACAACATACTTTAAAATCGGATAGTGATCTTTTTTTAGAAGTTGATGTTAATGAAGAGGCATCTGTCCATGAAAAATTTTATTATGACATGGTAAATGAGGATACTGAAGACCCTAATTTATCAAAATTAGTTGTTTTTAAATCAAAAATAATAACTGATTACAATGAATCAAGAACTAATAAAGTTTTATTGATTGATGATATAAGCTCTCAATTTACAGGAATAGTAACCAGCACTGGTGGTGGTGTTATTGGAACTACAAGTTTTAATTTATTCACTGATGGTGATCCATTATTCCATAGAGAATTTAATCCATCTACAGGAATAACAACTGATACTCATTTACTTACAATACCAAAACATAATTTTAATACAGGTGAAAAATTAATTTACAAACCACAATCTGGCCAATCATCAATTGGAATTGCAAGCACTGATGTTCCTGGCATTGGTATTACTACATTATTACCATCAGATGTTTTTGCAATCAGAATTGATTCTGATATAATACAAGTTGCTACTGCTGCTAGTTTTGCTAGTGCTGGACTTGCAGTATCATTTACTAATGTAGATGGAATTGGAACAAAACATACTTTATCAGTACCATCTGAAAATGCTACTATTAGATCATTAATTAGCATTGATAATGTAATTCAAAGTCCTATCGGCATATCAACAGTCGTATCTGTCGGTTTATCAACTGAAGTTGGAATATCAACTGATATTGTATCTCTTAATGATGCTTCTGAGATTGCAGGCAAATCTTTACTTAGAATAGATAATGAAATTATAAAAGTAAATTTAGTTGGTATTGGATCAACTATGCCAAATGCCTTAAGTGTTGTTAGAGGAGAAATGGGAACAGTTGCTACAGCACATACGGATGGTGCAACAGTTACTGTAATAAAAGGTGATTATAGAATTAATGAAGGAAGATTATATTTTTCTGAAGCACCATACGGGCCTACAGGTAATGCTGGAATTACTACATTTTCTACTTTTTCTGGAAGAGCATACTATAAATTAGATTACACCACTAATAAAATTATTGATGATATATCTGATAGATTTGATGGATCTACAGATAAATTTAATTTAACAAGTAATGGTGTACAACTAACAGGTATTAACACTAGTTTCGGTGCTATATTAATTAATAATATTTTCCAAAGACCTTTCTATGGCGATGTTGGTAGCATTCTAGAATCAGATTATCAAATTGTTGGAACTGGACAAACTATCGATTTTACAGGAACTTCTAGTAATAAAGATTTACCTAGAGGTGGAATTATAAATGAATTTGATGTTAATACTGGAAGTGGATATCAAGTACCTAGAAAAGCACTATTCAGTGCAGTAGTATCAGCAACTGGAACAATTCAATCAGTTGGTATCGTAACTGGTGGTGCTGGATATATATCTTCACCTATAATTTCAATTGCACCTGACACTGGATCTGGTGCTACTATAGAGGCATCAATTACAGATGGAGTAGTTACTTCTTTAAGTATATCAAATCCTGGTAGTGGATATACATCTACAGGAATTTCAACTGGACTTAATTTTGTTACTGCTGCACCACCAAGTCCTTACAAGGATATTCCACTATCTGGTGGTAATGGATCTGGTGCAAAGATAGATGTTGTAGTAGGAACTGGTGGTAGCATAGTATCATTTGATATGTCAGATCGTGGTATAGGTTATGAAATAGGAGATAATTTAGAATTAACTACTCTACCTTTCCAAGTTGGAATTGGAACAAGTGCTTTCAATATAACAATCAAAAATAAGTTTCAAGATAAATTTGCAGGTTGGTGTTTTGGACAACTATTAGAACTTGATGATTTTAGTGAGCAATTTAACGGATTTAGAAAATCATTCTTAATAACTCGTACAATTACAAATAAAGAATATTACAGTATAGTAGCTCAAAAAGGTTCTGGAATTATTCTACAAAATAATTTACTAATATTCATTAATGATATTCTACAAAAACCAGAAAAAGATTATGTGTTTACAGGTGGAACAAGAATATCATTTAAAGAAGCACCAAAAGCAGGTAGTAAATTTAAAATGTATTTTTACACTGGATCTGATGAAGATTTTATTGTAGTTGATGTTGATGAAACAATAAAACCAGGAGACGAGTTACAATTACAATATTTTAATGACGTTTCTGAACAAGAAAATAGAATAGTTTACGAATTAATTGCAGCAGATACTGTGGAAACAACAACCTATGGTGGAGTTGGTATTTCTACTGATGCTGACTTTATCAGACCAACCATGTGGAGAAAACAAACAAAGGATTTAATTATTGATGGTATTGAAATATCAAAAGAGAGAAATTACCTAGAACCTCAAATACAACCAACAACTGGTATCATCAAATCAATAAGTAACACAGATACTAAGATGTATGTGGAAAATACTTGGTTTTTCCAAAACATAGATGATCTAGCTCAAACTAGAAATGATATAACAATTGTTGGTTTAGGAACTACTGCTGTCGTAGAGAAAATTAAGAAGGTAACATATGCAGGAGATTATGGAATTGTAGTTGGAATTGGAACACAAGAAGTTGGTATTAATACCACTGGGCCAGCGATATTCTTTGAAATTAAACCACAACCTGGTGAAGATTATGGTATATACGATCCAGATGGTATACCAAATGGTAGTAAGGATAAAAAAAGATCTAGATCTGGTATAAACACTGGTGATTATTTTGTAATTAAAAATACATTCATAGGTGATGGTGTTACTGGGATAAGAACTACATCATCTGGCCCCGAAATCGTTGGTGTTGGAAATACTTTCTTAGATAATGTGTATTTTGCCGAACATTTTGTCTCTGTTGGATCATCTATAACAAGAGTTTTTGCAAATGTTGATTCAATTGCAGGAATAGATACCACAACTTTATCTTCTAGATTTAAATATGGAACCTATAGTTGGGGATCAATTGATATTACTAGAGGTAATAATTCAAAATCATTCACTTTCCATAATCAGAATGGAGTTTTGGGAATAGAGACATCAGTTCAAGTGATAAGAACTTTACCCATAAAAACACTTTACTAATAACAGGTATAAATAATCAAAAAAATGTAAGTATCAATGCCCGCAATAATCACTGACCAATATCGTATATTAAATGCAGAAACTTTTGTAGATAGTTTTGTAGGTATTGGTTCTACTGGAAATAATAACTATTACAGTTTTTTAGGACATCCAAATCCAAAAAATATAGATGTAAAAAACTATGGAGTCTCTAACTGGGGTAATCCAGTGCCAAATCCCATAGATGCTTTTGATCAAGAAAATTTTTATTATGATAGTATGCTTTTTTTAAAAAAAGTGACTGAAAATGATGTTAGAAGAGTTGTTCCTAGATTAGATTGGCAAACTGGAACAATCTATGAGATGTATAGGAATAATTATTCAGCTAATAATCGCACTCCACAAACAAAATCTACCACTTTATATGGTTCTAGTTATTTTGTATTAAATTCTGAATTTAATTTGTATCTATGTATTAACAATGGAGCAAATCCAGATAATCCCAATGGACAGAAATCTTTATTTGAACCAATTCATACAAATACAATTCCTCAAGAAGCTGGTAATGGGTCAGATGGTTACCTCTGGAAATACTTATTCACTATTTCACCATCAGATATAGTTAAATTTGTAACTACTTCATATATTCCTTTACCAAAAAAGTGGGGAGATACAACAACTGCAACTGTAAAAGATGCTGCAGTAAACGGAAAAATTGAAACTGTAATTGTAAAAAATGGTGGTTCTGGATATAGTATTGATGATAATGGTACGGTTACAAGCACTGGAACTATTTCTGGAATACCAATATCAGGAGATGGAACAGGAGGTTCAATATCAGTAAATATCAATAGTGGAATTGTAGAAAGTGTATCATCTGTAATTGGTGGAACTGATTATACTTACGCATCTATTAGATTTGAATCTGGATCTTTTGGTGGAAAAACTCTCATACCAGGCACTGATGCAGAATTTGAGGTTGTAATACCTCCCAAAGGAGGACATGGTGCAGATATATACCGTGAATTGGGTGGATTTAGAGTTATGTTATACTCCAAATATGATAATAATGTTGATCATGTACCAGATTACGTTCTTGGTAATGATTTCTCTCGTGTCGGTTTAGTTAAAAATCCACTTCAATTTAGTGGAACTGACCTTCTAAATAATACGACTGCAACTAATTTAAGTGCTTTAAAGTTAAAACCAGATGCTGCATCAGGTTTAACAACTTCAAATGTTACTTATACTCCAAATACTCTAATCACACAAAAAGTTGGAGTTAACTCCACTGCAGTAGGTTATGTTGCATCTTGGAATCCAGATACTGGTATTTTAAAATATTATCAACCAGTTGGTTTTTCTACTCTTTCAACATACTCTTATAAAAAACTTGATTTTGTTGGAATGAATACTGCTATCACGGGTGGTTCACCAGAAAATTTAGTCGTTGATGTTGATTTTAACAATAGAGAATCAATTGCAGTTGGTGGAAAAAATGTTGATCTTGGTCAAACATTTAATCTCGGAAAAGCAAACCCCGATGTTAAAAAATACTCTGGAGAAATTATCTACATAGATAATCGAGCACCAGTAACGAGAACATCTTCACAAAAAGAAGAAGTAAAAATAGTCATAGAGTTCTAAAAAGATGCCACAAAATACCAATTTAAACGTTTCTCCTTATTTTGATGATTTTGTTGATAGTAAAAACTATCAAAAAGTCTTGTTTAAACCAGGATTTCCAGTTCAAGCAAGAGAATTAACAACATTACAATCAATTCTTCAAAATCAGGTTGAAAAATTTGGACAACACTTCTTTAAAGAAGGTTCAATGATAATTCCTGGTGGAACTTCATATGATTCTGAGTATTTTGCAGTAAAGATAGATCCTAATTTTTTAAGTATTCCAGTAAATAATTATACAAAAATCTTAGCTGATAATAAGATAAAGATAAAAGGAGAAGTAACAGGAGTAGAAGCAATAGTTGTTAATCGTCTAACATCTTCAGAATCAATCGATGGTTTTGATACATTATATGTCAAATACACAAAAACTGGGCCAGATGGAAGCACTCGTATTTTTGCAGATGGTGAAAACCTAATAACATTATCAACTTTTAATTATCTTAATACTAGTATTGCAGCAAATAGTCAATTTGCAAGATGTATTGTATCTAATGCGACATCTACTGGATCTGCATTCTCTGTAAGTGAAGGTGTTTACTTTGTTCGTGGATTTTTTGTAAAAAATCTTTCATCAACAGTAATATTAGATCAATATTCTAATAATCCAAGTTACAGAGTCGGATTTTTAGTAACAGAAGAAACAGTTAAAGCATCATCTGTAAATTCAGATTTATATGATAATGCTAAAGGATTTTCAAATGAAGCAGCGCCAGGTGCAGATAGATTTAAACTATCAGTAACTTTACATAAAAAACTTTTATCAGATATCAATGATAACGATTTTGTTGAGTTACTACGAGTTGAAAATGGTGTTGTAAAAAATATAGTTACTAGAACAGAATATAATATATTTGCACAAGAGTTAGCAAGAAGAACTTATGATGAATCGGGGGATTATTATGTAAAACCATTCTCATTAAATGCCAAAGAAACATTGAATGACAGGATTGGTAATAGAGGAATATACTTTGATACTCAGCAAACACAGAATGGTAACACACCAAAAGAGGATATGTTGAGTTTGCAAGTATCTTCAGGAAAAGCATATGTAAGAGGTTATGAAGTAGAGAAAATATCAACATCGTCAATTGATGTATTAAAACCAAGAACCACTAAGTTAGTTGAGAATCAAAGTGTTCCCATTCGAATTGGTAATTCGATGCAAGTTACAAATGTAAAAGGAACACCAACAATTGGATTTGGTGCAGGTTCATCGATTGATTTAAGAAATAGAAGAACTAGTGCAACCCAAGGAACTCTAGGATCGGTCATTGGAAATGTTAGAATTTTTGACTATGATCAAAAAGTTGTTGGAACATCGGGATCATTCTCTACGTATGATTTAAAAATATATGATCTTCAACTCTATACAACTTTAGTAGTTCAAAATCAATTTACATCTGGTAATCCTGTATTAATACATTCTCATGTAAAGGGTAAATTTAGCGGAGCTGTTGGATATACAATTGCAACTCAAAACTCATCAACTGGATTAACTCTTCGTGATGTTACTGGATCTTTTCAAATAAATGAACCATTAATTGTTAACGGAATAGATATAGGAAACAATATTCAACAAATTAAAGATAATAGTTTTGAAGATGTAAAATCAGTTAGTGATTCATCTGGATTTACGGCAAATACAGTATTAAATCGTAAAAAACAAGTATTCAACGAAGGTGCACAGTTTGCTATCACTGGTGGAAATGCAATGGCATCTGGAGCAGTTGCTGATTTTAGAAGTCAATTAAAAGAAGGGGATATTATTACATATGCAACAGCAGGTGAATCTGATCCAGTTTTCAATAGAGTTGGAACAGTTAATAAAAATACTGTAACTCTTGCCAATGAGGTATCTCTTGATGGAGTTTGTCATGGAACAGTTACTAATAGCAATACTCAAACTGGTGTCTCAGTTTTAGTCCCTTCTTTAACTGAATCTGATGATCCTGGTTTTAGAGTTAAATTAGCAGACAGATATGTTGAATCAATCAACGTTTTAGATAGTTCTTATATCACAAGAAAACAACTCACAGCAACTGCAGGTTCAAATAGCGTTACATTTACTATTAGTTCTATTAGTGGAGATACAAGTGATCTTTTCTTTGAACCATTTAGCGTATTTAATTATGTTTTAGAGGTTGGTGGTGTAGTTGAAGAATTATTAGCACCACAGGTAACGATAAATGCAAGTCTGAAAACAATTACTATTAATGGATTATCACAAGCAAGTGGTGCTGCAAAATTAACAGCTGCAGTGAGAAGAAGTGCATTGGCATCAAAAGAAAAATCATTAGTAAGATGTAGTAGTTTAATTATTAATAGATCAAATTTAGAAGGATCTGGCACCACAGATACAACTTTTAATGATGGATTAACCTTTAATGCTGTTTATGGAACTAGAGTTCAAGATGAAGAAATATCTTTAGATGTACCAGATGTTGTTCGTGTTTTAGCAGTATTTGAAACTAATGACTCAACTGATCCAGATTTACCATTAATAGGTGTTACAAATCAAACTGATACTTTTACTGATAATGTAGTTGCTGGAGAACAATTTATTGGTGGAACATCAGGTGCAGTTGCCCGTGTAGTGGAGGTACAAGCGACTCAGTTGTCCTTTGTTTATGAAAACGAAAATACATTCCAAGTTGGTGAAAACATCTCTCTGAAGACCTCTGGGATCTTTGCTACGATAACTGGAGTTACACCAGGTGATAGAAATATTCTTAAGAACTTTAAATTAGATAATGGACAAAGAGTTGAGTTTGCTGATTTTTCTAGACTTATTAGAGAACCTAATGTTGAAAAACCATCTCGTAAATTAAGAGTCATATTTGACCATCTTCAAAATAATGAAACATCAGGAAATATAGAGACAGTTAACAGTTATAATGGTCTTGATTATTCAACAGAAGTACCATATGTTTTTGATAGATATGCTTCTGATTTTATTGATTTTAGACCAAGAGTTGCACCATATAACACAGGAAGTAGTATTTCTCCATTCTCATATGCATCAAGAGATTTTTCATCCACTAATTCAGAATCAGTGGTATCTGGTAAAACTGTTGTAGTTGATTATTCATATTACCTAGGCAGAATTGATAGATTATATCTAACAAAAGAAGGAACATTTATTGTAAAAGAAGGAACACCATCCAGATTTCCAAAATTACCTCTACCAAATGAAGAATCATTCCAAGTTGCTACATTAAAACTTTCACCTTATATTAGGAACGCATCATCTGAAGTTTTAATTAAAACAGTTCCTCATAAGAGATATACAATGAGGGATATTGGAAGTCTTGAAAGTAGAATTAAAAATTTAGAAAATTATACAACATTATCTCTATTAGAGACAGATACTAAAAATTTAGTCATAAAAGATCCAAATACTGGATTAGATAAATTTAAATCTGGTTTCTTTGTAGATAATTTTAGAAATCATAACTCTCATAATTTAACTGGTGAGTCTAAGTTTGATATTGATATTGAAAAAAGTGAATTAAGACCAAGAACAACAGAAAGAAATGTAAGTTTAGTATTTGAAACTGTTACTACTCAAGCAAATCCATCAACTACAGATTATAATTTTGTTAATGATTTTCCTGATTCAAATATCACAAGAGGTGGTGCAGCTCTAACTTTAAGTTACACTGAAGAAGTATTTTTAAATCAACCAAGTGCAACTCGAACAGAAAATTTAAATCCATTTCTTGTTGATATATTTGTTGGTACAATTGATTTAGTTCCTAGTTCTGATTTTTGGATAGAAGAAATACCTTTAGAACCATTAAATGCTGAGATTGATAATGCATATGATGCAATTTCAACATTACTAGGTGTAGAGGATCGTGAAAATGGTGGAATGGCATCTAGTTTCTTCAATTCACATGAAACCACTTGGAACGGTAGAGATAGTGCAACTTTAGTTGATGAAGATATTATTGACAAAAAAGTTCTTTCATCCAATAGTCATGTAAGTGAGCAGGATCGAGGTAACGAAATAATTACCACAACAACAACCACTGCTGATGTTGAAAATACAATTAGACAAACATTTGAAGAAACAGGAATAGAGAGGGAATTTGGACTTGAGTTGTCATCGACTACACAAGTTGTTGATCTAGGAACTAAGGTTGTTGGTATTGATGTATTGTATAATGTAAGATCAAGAAATGTTCAGGTACATGCAAAAAGATTGAAACCAAATACAAGATTTTATGTCTTCATGGAAAATGTTGATCTTACACTATTTGCAGTCCCTAAGTATCTTCCAATTACAATGGATAGGGGAACTTTTGCTCCTAATGAAATAATTAAAAGTGTAGGTGAAGTAAATCCTGGAAGTGCTAATATACAATTCAGAACATCAAATATAAATCATAAATTAGGCCCATTCAATAATCCTGATAAAACTCTTGATAGATGCATTTTACCAAATATTGGTGAAATAACCATTCCTACAACGTATTCAAGTACAAGTGAAATTATAAACATTGATACTGCAGATTTAGCTCAACCTAGAGATCCTTTAACTGGTGGATATGTTAAAAAAGGAATGAAAATTGCTTCTGATTTAGGTAATGGGGAGGCAACAGTCGGTGATGTGGCTTTAATAAGTGATGAGAGAGGTGATCTAATATTCTCCTTACATATCCCTGATCCAAAAGTTATAGGTAATCCTCTATTCACCACTGGTAATAATACTATAAGAGTAACAACAAGTGCCACTAATGCAAGTATATTGGATCCTGGTTCTAGTGCAGCAGAAGCAGAATACCTAGCAAGTGGATATCAAACAAATACACAAGAGCAAACATTATCAATTAAGACACCTAAGATTGAAAGAAAACAAGTCGGAGTAAAGGATGTTACCAGAACATTTACAAGAGACAGAACTGAGCAAGTTCAAGAAGTCACGGTAAATGTTGAAAGGGAAGAGGTTGATGATAGTGATCCATTAGCACAGTCATTCTTTGTTGATTCTGAAACTTATAAAGACGGTATTTTTATTACTAGTGGAGAATTATTCTTTAAGACAAAAGATGAAGAACTTCCAGTAACTGTTCAAATAAGAACTATGAGAGATGGAACTCCAACTGAAACACTTGTTCCATTTGGTGAAACCGAAATAGATCCAGATGATGTAAACGTATCCGATGACGGAAGTGCTGCTACAGAATTTAAATTTAAATCACCAGTTTACCTGCAAAGTGGATATGAGTATTCATTAATATTAATGGCAGGTAGAACTCTTAACTATCTAGCTTTCATAAACAGAATGGGTGAAATTGATTTAATCACTCAAGCATTTAATAGTTCTCAACCAGTTCTTGGTTCATTATTTAAATCACAAAATAATAGAACTTGGACTCCAAGTCAGTATGAGGATCTTAAGTTTAAACTTAACAAAGCAAGTTTTGTGACAAATCAACCATCAAGTGTTTTATTACATAATAGTCAGTTACCTCTTGGTAAGATTAGGAAAGAAAATCCAGCAGTAGGATTCTCTAAGAGAGTTAATATTAAGTTATCTTCAACTACTTCTGCTACAATCGCACAAGGTGAAAAAGTTACACAAACAGATGAACTTGGTACTGTACATACTGGAAGAATATTTGCAACTGGTGGGCCTTTAGTAATTAATCAAGCAAGCAAATTAGCAATTGTAAGAGATACTGAAGGTGTTAGTGGTGTTGGGTTGGTGAATGGATCATATACTAATGTTAGTGTTACTGCATTAACAGGTTCAGGAACTGGTGCCATAGTAAGTGTGACAGTCAATTCAAGTAATGCGTCAGGTAACCTCATTGATGATTCTGGTGTGACTGTAACAACTGGTGGTTCTGGTTATGCTGAAGGCGATTTACTATTATTCGGAAATCTTGGTAATAAAGGATCAGGAGTTAGAGCAGTCGTTAAACATGGAGTAACTGCTATCAACAATACTGATCTACTAATTTTAGATGATGTCAAAGATAGTTTCGTAAGCGGTAGAGATATAACTCACACTGCTGGTGGTGGAACTGCAACTACAATAGCAAATGCCGATATTGCTACAGTCAATCCAGATCCAATAAGAGATGGATATACACTTCAGTTTGATCATAAAAATCACGGAATGCATTCAAGCACTAACAAAGTTAGAATATCAAACTTCCACCCAGACGGGATTCCAACAACATTGACTGGTAATATAGATGATGATACTACATCAATTACTCTTTCAGACGCAACAAATTTCTCAACATTTGAGGGTGGATCTGTTGGAGTTGGAACATCAGGATTCCTTCTTGTAGATAAAGAAATTATTAAATACAATACAATTTCTGGCAATACTATAACTATTGATGGTGATGATAGGGGAATTGATTCTAGTTTGAAATCAAATCATTCTGCAGATACTTTAGTTTATAAGTATGAATTTAATGGAGTATCTTTATCAAAGATTAATAAAGATCATGATATAGATCCTAGAGAAAAAACATTCGATAGTTACTTTATAAAGGTTTCTGATACAGATACAGATCCAACATTCAATACCACAAAATCTGGTGGTGGAAAAGAAGTTCATGTTTCCCAAAACATACCATTTGAAATGATTGATCCACAAATTACATCATTGACACCCACGGGGACAAACATATCTGGTAGAATTAAGACAACATCTGGAACTAGTATAAGTGGTAATGAGGGTTCGTTCACAGACTTAGGTTATGAAAATATATCTTTAAATAAATTAAATTTCCTTGATAGTCCAAGAATGGTTGCATCAAAAATAAATGAAGGAAATTTACTAGGAGATAGAAAATCTTTTGCTTTAGAGTTGACACTTTCAACTGATAATCCTGATGTATCTCCAGTGGTTGACTTAGAAAACCCAAATGCTATTCTCATAAGTAACCTGGTGGATGATAATGTAGATGATTTTGAAACTGATAGTAGACCAAAAATACCTGGTTCCGATCCAAATACTGCAATATATGAAACAAAAATGATTAATTTAGAGTTTGTTTCTAACTCATTATTTGTTCAGTTCGATGGTCATAGAGAAGCAGAAGGTGATATTAAGTTATTCTATAAGTTAATTCGAGGTGATGGTGATGATGATCATGCAACTTACATCCCATTTAATACTAATGGTTCTTCCGATAGTCCTGTGAATCCAAATAGAACAAGAGATACCTTCAGTGAATATAAATTTACTGCAGAGAATACGGCTCAGTTCAAATCGTTTATGATTAAAGTTGTTATGACATCTACAAATCAGGCAAAACCACCTAGAATTAAAAACTTTAGGGCAATTGCACTTAGATCATTTCAAATTGATTAATGAATAAGTATTTAAAAGTAAAATCAGATGTCTCTCTCGTAAGAGATATGGATTCAAATGCGATTATCAGTCAAAATCAAAGTGAATATGATAAATTTGTAAAAGTTTCTCAGAAAAAATATGAGGAAAAAAGAAAATTTGATGATATGCGTAAGGATTTAAATTCTTTAAAAACCGACATGGAAGAGATAAAAACCCTTCTTAAGAATATTATGGATAAATGATTTATAAATATTCCAAGATAGATTCTAATTAGTTAAATAATGGCAGCATATATTAGTAACATAGTAATTGATGCTGGTGCGGACTTTAACCAAGTTTTCAATTTGGAAACTGTGGCTAACTCACCCTTAGATTTGACTGGTTATACAGCCACTTCAAAATTAAAAAAACATCCTGCTTCGCTAAAAGAACAGGCAACGTTTTCTGTTTCCTTTACAAATAGAGCTCAGGGTGAATTAAAAATATCATTAGGGTCATCAATTACATCTGCTTTGAAAGCAGGTAGATATAGTTATGATGTATTACTAAATGATGGTTCTTTAAAAACAAGAATAGTTAGTGGAAGTGCAATTGTTACTGCTGGAGTTACTACAGGTTAATTAAAATGTCTGAAATAAAAGTCAGAGTTGGTTCAAGAAATGCTAATAAAGTCATATCGTCTATATCTGGTGGTGGACAAACTTTAGCTGGATTATCAGATGTTGACATATCTGGTGGATTAGAGAATGGAATGGTATTAGTTTTTAATGCAGCGACAAGTAAATTTGAAGCGACATTAGAACTAACACCAGGAGCAACACAAAATTTAAACATTAATGGGGGAAGTTTTTAAATGGCCAGCATAATACGAGTAAGAAGATCGACTGGCACTGCTGCACCTGCAACCATAAACTTTGGTGAACTTGCGGTCACGGTTTCAAGTGGAACTCAAGGTGATTTTGGTGGAAGATTATTTGTTGGAGATAATACAAGTCCAGATCCAGACCCAATAGTAATTGGTGGTGAATATTATACTGACTTAATGAGTAATACACCAGGTACAGTTGCTGGTGGTGCAAATGCTAATTCTAGTACATTACAGAACGGATTTATACCAATACTTGATAGGGAAAGTTCAGGACATCCAGGTGGCGGTTCTTCTGGTTTTGGGGAGGGTAGTGGTTCCGTAGGAAACTTACCAAGAGTTAATCAATGGACTGTTAATAATCTTACAATCTCAGCACCTGGTGGTGGAACTAAAGCAAATACGATATATTCAAATAACACAGATGGAGATATAATTTTTGTACCTAATGGTGATGGGCAAGTTATTATAAATGATGATACTAAATTAACTTTTGGTACAAGTGAAGATGCAAGTATTGAGTATGATGAAGATGGAACAGATAAGGTTCAGGTGACAGGAAAAGGTTGGGTGTATAACGGAGTTCCTGTTGAAATAATAAATCCTGGTGTTAGTGATGGATTGATAGTCGATAATATTGGTATTTCATCTAATGTTATTAGAACTAGACCTGGTGGTGGAAATACACTATTCCTTGATCCATATCCAGATGGTTTAGATAGTGATGGAATGGTGATAATCAAAGGTAGTTTACAAGTTGATGGAACAACTACAACAGTTAACTCTACAAATACATCATTAAATGATCCAATAATGAATATTGGTGATGTTATCAGTAAGAGAACTGTAACAAAAGTTGTTGGTTCTGGAACATCTTCAATTACTCTTGATTCTGTTGTAGGTATCAATACTGGAGATCAAATAAGTGGTAGTGCTTCATTACCAGGTGCAGGTACAACGACTATACATTCATTCACAACTCAGCCAGGTGGGACAGGAATTGGAACCATTTTTATTGATGGTCAAACAACTGCTGGTATAACAACTACAACACAATTAACAATCACTCACGGATTTGATACAAATACAGATCGTGGTATTTCGTTTAACTATAATACTGGAACTGGGGTTGCAAATAACAAAACTGGATTTTTTGGTTATAATGATAGTAGTGGAGAAACTAGCAATGCACCTGAAAGGTCATGGACTTACATACCTGATGCAACTATTACTGGTAATGTTTTAAGTGGTACAAAAGGTTTCCTAGATATAAAAGGTATATTCTTCCAGAATGGAGATTTCTCTACTGCTGGTAACGGAGTATTATACTTCGATACAACAGGTAAAGTAGTTGGTGCAGCTGGAACTACAGCAGGCATATCAACTTCAAACTTTATACTTACAACTGATGCCAGTGGCATACCTAAATGGACAACAACAATTGATGGAGGTCAATTCTAATACTATGAACAGTGAAGTTGATGTGAACATTTTAATTAATCATTACCATAAAAAATTATCAACAGTAGTGAATCAAAATGTTTTATTAGAAGCAAAAGTAGAATCTATAACAAAAGAGTATATGGATTTACAACAAAGAATGCTTAAATTAGAAGAAGACAAGAAAAAGGAGAAAAAATGAGCAAACCATCCACTAGACAGGAACTAATCGATTATTGTCTGCGAAGACTTGGATTTCCTGTGTTGGAAATTAATGTGGATGATGATCAAGTTGAAGATTTAATTGATGATGCGATTCAATATTTTCAAAACCGTCATTTTGATGGTGTAGAAAGAATGTTGTTGAAACATAAAATAACAGAAGAAGAAAGAGAAATATTGAGAACAGGTATCACTACAACAACAGCTAGTTCTACAGTTGGTATAACAACAACTAAATTTGAGGAAAATCAAAACTTTTTACAATTACCTGATCACATATTAGGTGTAGAAAGAGTTTTAAAGATGGATAATAATACCATATCAAGTGGTTTATTTAATATTAAATATCAAATATTTTTAAATGATCTTTATTACTACGGTGCTCTTGATCTTTTAAATTATACAATGACCAAGACATACTTGGAAGATTTAAGTCGTATTATTACACCTGACACTCAAATAAGATTTAATAGAAAACAAGGAAGATTATATTTAGATATTGATTTTGCACAAATGTCTGATGATACTTTTATAGTAATTGATTGCTATCGTCTTTTAGATCCAGATGATGTAACTAAAATCTATAATGATTTTTGGTTAAAGAAATATGCAACATCGTTAATTAAAAAACAATGGGGAATGAATTTAATCAAATTCCAAGGTGTGTTGTTACCTGGTGGAGTTCAGTTAAATGGAAGACAAATATATGAAGATGCAATTCGTGAATTAGAAGAATTAGAAGAAACACTTAAGAGAGAATATGAGTTACCACCTCTTGATTTTATAGGATGATATTATGCCACTTTCTCCGTATTTTCTACAAGGATCGCAAGGTGAACAGAGACTAGTTCAAGATCTAATTAATGAGCAATTAAGAATTTATGGGCAAGATATAGTTTATCTTCCTCGTAAAATTATAAACAAAAAAACAATTATGAAAGAGGTTGTGGCCTCTACATTTGATGATGCTTATCGTATGGAGGCATATCTTTTAAATTATCAAGGTTTTGAAGGTAGTGGAGATATTTTACAAAAATTTGGAGTGCAAACCACGGATGCAGTAACTTTTGTAGTTTCACGAGAGAGATATGAAGATTTTATTAGTCCATTTTTAAATTCTGACATAGACATTGAATTAGCAACAAGACCTGAAGAAGGAGATTTAATTTATTTTCCTCTTGATAATACAATGTTTGAAATTAAATATGTGGAGGGGAAAAAACCTTTTTATCAATTAAATGACCTCTATGTTTATACTTTAAGTTGTGAGGTAATGGATTATGCACTTGATGAAGATATTGACACGGGAGTTCAAGAGGTAGATGAAGCAGCAGTTGAGTTTGGATTCACTACCAGATTAACTATGGTGAGTATTGCTGCATCAACAGCAACAGCAAGTGTTCAGTTATCTAAGAATGCTGGAAATACTAATATTGGAAAGGGTGTTGCATTTATAGATTTAATTAATGATGGAACTGGATATACATTACCACCTTTAATTGGAATATCATCTGCACCAAGTGATGGCATCAATGCAACAGCAGTTGCAATTATGACAAGTAGATCAGGACAAGTTGGACAGTCAATAGATCGTATTGAATTGACAAATCCTGGTTTTGCATATACGACTCCACCAACAGTTACAATTAGAAGTCAAAATGCATTTGGAACTGGTGGTATTGCAACTGCAGTCATAGCAGAAGGAACATTAGCAACACCCACAATAACAAACTCAGGTGCGAGTTATGGTGTTGTTCCGAATGTAACTGTAAATCCTGTTGGTTTAGATACTAATATTGGAATTGGATCAACTGCAAAAGCAATAGCAATAGTTAATACTCTTGGTGAAATCGCTTCAATCAGATACTCTTTTGC